ATGATTTAGAATCAGGTTAGTCTTTAAGACACCCGTAGTTTCATAGCGTTTTAGCAAACGCTTAACATACTTAAATCTCTTCAGATCGTCATAGAAATCATCCTCAGTCAGTGCCTGAGGATTATCGTAAAATTTGATGGCGAATAAAAGATAATTTTGATCGTTCAACTCAAGGAATTTCATGCATCACCAAGTAATTACTGGGGAGTAGGATAGAGGATACCGTTAGATCCGGTAGTAATACCAGACATCGCGACAAGAATCTCTTTCTTAACTCTAAGTTCACCGTGACAATCGATGTAGGTTGTAACACCAACCCAACCAGATCCAGGAGCAGTGTATTTCTTATTTACAGCCGCAGATTCTTGACCACCAATCGTCAGTGCTTCATCAATACCATAGATCTGCTTATCGTAACCACCCTTCAGGCGCTTGACGATGATTCTGTCTCCGACAGAGACCGCACTAAGGATCGTAGAAGCGAAACTTACCATGCGATTAGAGTTGCTGGTAAATTGTACCCCTGTTCCTGCAGTGATAGCAGCAGAGATTGTAGATGCAAGAGAGACGGAAGTAGATCCAATGGACTGAATTTCAACTTCTGCGTTAGAACCACCTGTCTCTACCAGAACTGTGTCTCCGCTGTTAGCGAAGATACCAGATGGAGATCCACCAGTGATATACAGGATGTCAGTACCAATTCCAGCCGCATTGTTAGCAGCGATTGTTCTGAATGCAGTGCCGATTCCGGTGATAACCAGGTCAGTTCCACCGTTCTCAACAGCATCGTTAACTCCAAGATCAGTAGCATCAATACCCAGGTCTTTAGTATTGATAGCGGCGTCTTCTAATGCTTCTCTAACTCTGAACTGTTTGTAAGATGCAGCAGTATCATGCTTGTTGCTGTAACCGTGATCAAGAACACTAGACTTAGGAAGTTGTGAGATGTAGAACGAAGTTCCTGCGATTGCTGCGCCACTCAAACCAGCAGTTGAACCAATTGTCAAACTGGTTGCGTTAGTAATTGATTTGATTACTGCATCGCCAAAATAAGTTCCCCCCTCTCCGCGATATCCAAATCGGATAATGTCGCCTTCTTGAGCGTAACCGGTAACACCAAAACTGGTACCCGACCCAACTACGGCTCCAGTGGAGTATGTCAGCGTGACAATGCCGGCCGCCTTATGGGTAATATTGTCGTCGTTTCCCCAAAGAGCCATGTTCTTACACCTGTATAAACGTTGAAGTTATATTGATATTTATACAAAGGAGATCCACGAGGAGATCTCCATTGTCATCAGTCTCTTGACTTGATAGCTGCTGTGACCGTTTCCAGTAACTTGTCATCCATCTCAGTCTTGGTCAGTTTTACTGCCTTACTAAGGATAACCAGACAGATATCAATCAACTTTTCTCCCAGTTCCTCATTGTCGGGAATCTTGGAGACGGCATCGCCAATAATTTTCGATGCCAAGGGTAGAAGAAATGCAAGCATGACTATAGAGCGAATTTCACTCTATATAGGATTTATCTGCTTTGCGCCTCTAACCTAAATTGTTCAAAATTTTTCCTTACTCTACCTTGATTAGCATTATCAATCTTGTTCAAATACTCATTAGATGCGTCAACCATGTTGTCAACATCTTGTAAAGTCAATCTTTGAATTGGATAGACATTGGAGAATCTCCATTTCGCCAGTCCAGATTGTCCAGGAGTTTGATAGTCCTGATCTAACTCATCATCATCGATTGGAAATAGGAATTTATCTACACCTGCTTGTGGAGTTACGGAAGCATCTCCGGTGTAGCCACCATTACTCCCAATGTTCATATTTGGGAGTGCCATAATTACTCGACAGAATCCTTACTGTACTTAGCACGAATTTGTGCTTTTACAACATCGACAGCAGCACGACGATCGTGCTCTCCCTCATTGATTCCTTTCAATTGAGCGACTCGATGGTTGAAACTTGCAGAGATATCACTCTCTTCTTTCTGTGGCATCAGTTCTTTCAAACGCGATGCAACTGCTTTGTCAACTGCTTCTTTCAGAGGATCAATTACAACTTTGCTTTCAATCTGATTGATTTCTGCCTTGAGTTTTACCTCTTCGATTCTCTTACCAAGATCAGCCTTGGTCTCCTCCATTTGGGGGTTGATGGTGATCTTGTTTTTGATTCCTTTCTTGAGGTTGATCTTTTCTTCATCCTCAGGGTCAAGGTTGTCGCTGAGATTCTCAAAGAAACCAGTTCTCCAATCGTAACTTTCGGACTTAACTCTGACCTTAAGTGCAGTCTCTTCTCCCATTTTCTTAGCACCTTTATCGGTGACAGTAGAAATACCACGGAGAGTCTTACCAGCAGCCTTCTTAAGACCACGCTTCATTGCACCACCAAGGCGACGCAAGAAACCTTTCTTCTTCTCTCCACCACTGGAAGATTCGCCACTGGAAGATCCAGAGTCGGACGAAGAGGACGAAGAATCAGACTTAGCAGCGGCACTACCACCAGTAGTTCCACTCTTGCTTGTGTCAGTTGAAGCAGCCTTAGGAGGTTCAGACTTGCTAGAAGTGTCAGGACGTGACATTGCCTTTGCTTTCTGCTTCTCTTTAGCAGCAGAAAACTCACCTGCAACTTTACCAGCAGTAGAAACTACTTTCTTACCAACTGCCTTAATACCAGACTTTGCTTTAGCAGCAGCGACAGATCCTGCCTTCTTAACAGCAGATCCTACCTTCTTAACGGCAGAACCAACACGATCAGCACCTACTTTTACTGCCTGTTTTGCTTTCTTAGCAACAAATCTCTTTGCAGCACCACCAGATTGGGGACCATCGGCAGTGGCACCCATTCTCTTTCTTTCGAGTCTACCCTTTGCAATAGCACCAGCGTCTCTTTCCTCAGCGAGGAACTGGTCACTATCAATAAACTCAAGTGTTTCAGTCAAGAAACCTTCTTGCTCGATCTCCTCAAAGACATCATAGATAGTTGCTTCTAATTCTTCGTCAGAAACAACTCTGAGCATAGGATCAGACAGAATAGATTCCCACTCTTCCTTAGCGGTCTTCTTTTTCTTCTTATTCTTACCACCCATTTCATCCTTGCCAGTAGCCCCAGCAATCACATCACCACGGGTGACCTTATCATATGGGGGATAGTTGTTAGCAAGATTGCCGTCGTTTGCTTCTTTCTGGGTCGTCACTTTTTCTTTCCCCTTCTTAGAGTTATCATCGCCCTCATCATCGGCGGGTGTTTTATATGTAGACATTTCTACAGATGAAATATTCTTAGTGCCTCTGAGTTTCGTAATAGTCTTACGATCTGCCTTACGATAGTAAGTTTTTCCAGCGGCTTTATCATGGACTCTCACAGAATATTTTCTGTCTTCGTCCTCAGTCATATCAAATGATTCACCAAAAAGTTTTTCACGAACTGACTTCTTTTCAACAGGTGTCATAGAAGCATTACCAATATAAGAATTGAATGCAACTTCTAATTCTACCTCATCCTGCTTAGCACGATAACGAATATCATAGACGGCTTGGCGAACACGCTTTGCGGATGCTTCGTCGTCAGATCCACCCTTAGGACCCTGAGCAGGGCTGTTAGGGCTGCCAGGTTGGTAAGGAGGGTTCTTTCTTGCAGGAAGGTCCTCAAAGAAGGTTCTCTTCATCGTCTTCAATTCGCAGTTCTAGACTTTCTTTTACTCTTATTTATGAAGGACTGTATTTTCTCTCTGGGAGTCAACCCCTGTACATACTCACGATATGAATCAGTTCCCACTAAATTAACTTCAGAGAGGTCCTTAATCCAGGATTTAAACAGGTATCCTTCCTTTGTAACACAGATCAAATAGTTAGTTCCTCGACGAATGACCTTACCAGTCAACCCAGTATTGATACTCTCGACAAAATCACCAACATTAAAAATGTTACGATTTACATAGTTCTCGCGAAGGTTCTTCCAATCAAACTTAGGAGCGATCTCCCACAGTTCAACTTCCTCCTCTACATCCATGATATTCATATTCAAACGAACAGAATTGTATAGATCTTTCTTGGCCTTGTCGCTCAGTTCTTGGGAGAGTCCTTTGACAAACGTGTCGTAATCTCCTTCTGCAGCTGCTTTTCGTAACTTAGAGGCAGACATACCCTCGACACCTTCGGCATCAGGGTTTCGCTCACCGGCAGAAACAACGTTAATCGTATCAAAACTGTAGAGCTGACCGTTGTAGTCGTTCGCGAGCCTCTCAAATTCTTTGAGTCTGTCAGAACCCACAACGATATTGATCGAACGGTATCCTGCATTATGTGCTGCTTGCAATACATCAAAGATGGTCTTCATCTTGGCATCGAACACAATATTATTAGCGTGCTCGGGGTAAGATGCTTTCATCCAGTCAACTTTCTCTTCGCAACCCAGAGGATTCTTCTTAGGATCGCAACTGTGAGAGGGATAGATTCTGTACTCATCAGTACCAGCAACCTTTTTGACAGCATCAACCAACTTGCCGTGACCAGCAGTGGGTGGGTTGAAGCGACCAAAACCAATGGTGATACCACCACGAGTTTTTTCTACCTCAGGTGCAGTTGCAGTCTCTGCTTCTGCTGCCTGCTCCAATACATTTGTCATGCGAGCCACAGACTTGTCAGTTGTGAGGAATTCGCTGAACTTTTTCATTTCCAGGATTTGGCGGTGGTGAAGTTGAGGTGACTGAAGGTGTTGCGATCGACTAGTTTGAAGACCTTGGAACCTTGGGACAGGACGAAACCTTCGTGAGGAGTAGGTTTACCCATTATACGACACTCAACAAACGAATCTGTATCATTGACACAATTCAACAGACGCATCTTGATTGAAGAGACGACCAGATATAGACGGAACAGTGTGACATTGACCTCACCCTTATATTTAGAAGGCAATGAATCATACATTACGCGAGCAGAAGGGAACTCTCCTTGCTCTCGGATGAATTTGTTACAGTGTTGCTTGATTGCTGCAACTGATTTTGCTGAGGGGAACTTGGCGAATCGTGCGATCCCTTTGGCAAGAAGTGAAAGATACTGATAGCCAGGGTAAGTAATGCTAACTTCAGGACTACCGATAATGCAAGACTGATCTTCAGGAAACGGATTAGAAAAAACGCTGCTAGGACTTGAAAAATTACCTTCATAATGAGTGTGTGCAACTACGTTGATAGGATCAGTAAGAGTCTTCTTGAAGACATACTCAATCAGTTGAGGTTTGAAGACGCTGCCAGAACCAAACCCAATGAAGTCACCCTGAACATAACCAGAGTGGGGTGCAGGCAGACACTCAAGTGCAGTATGCAGGATGCAAGCGACAGGGCCGTCACCATGATTACGCTCAATGTCAGCATGAGTGTAATTGATCTTGACCTTGACCTTATTGAAGACTGACTTGGTACCCACGAAGAACTCACCCGTCTTAGGACAGGTACCCCACACCAGTGCAGGAGAACCATCCCACTTGATCGCAACCTTGTGATCACGAGCGGTCAGGAAATCTATAACCGACAGATCGCCAGACAGGATGGCGTCTTCAGGGTGTTCTAGGTGGGTGTTTTTCATGCTCTTATTATAGCAGAAATTCACCGTGCAGGCACAGGGAGGTGGACAGTTTGCGAACTGGTTACCCAATAACAGTCTCCGTTTTAATTTTTGCTGCCTTATTCTCTGCTTGTGAAATGGGAGTAGCCCATGGTTCAATTGACATCTTCAAAGCAGATGCAAAAGGAGCACTTTCAAATTTAAATCTAACTCTAATAATCCTTTTAGTTCCTTTTTTTACGCCAAATGAATATCCAGTGTCTCCCCCAGCACTCTCATAAGAAAATTTTGCAGTATCATCCATTAACGCTTTAAACTTTTCATTCTCCTGTCCTGTGGGATTTTCCACTCTCGCAGTATTAGTTTGGTTATAGTTACCATAACCAGTAACTTTGACATACTTAGGAAGTCTATCAGTATCAAGAAGATCCTGAAGGATATAAAGCATTACTTCACCATCATCTTTACTTTTAAATCCATCAAGAAGAGCATCTCTACATTGAGAAAGATACTTATCCTTAATAGATTCAAGAGTTTGGTATGCTTCATCTTTTTTGGTAATTGCTTTTACAGCTGGTTTATCAAGCAACTTTTTCTTTTTTAGAGTCCCCAATTGATTGTGGACTTCATCAGCACCCTGCTCAATAATATCAGAGAAAAACGATTCACTCTTACCAATAAACTTCGCAATCTTTTTAACCCCAGGATTCTTGACTGGAGCATCACCACTTGTCTTTTTCAAAGCCTTCATGGAAATACCTAAGTAATTTCCAGAAATACTTTTTGTAAAATTTGATCTAGGGAATTTGACAAGAACGTCTGCTGGATTATCTTTACTTACTGCTTCCCAACGATCATCAATATCAGTGAAACTAAATCCAGACCTAGCGGTCCAATAAACTTCCGTTGGGTTTCCACCATACCCATGATTATGGGCATAATCTAAAACCGCTTTGGCCATTGCTTTTGCTTGACCAATGGCTCTTTGACGCTCTTGTTGTCCTTTGGTTGTCTTATTTAATTCATCTACTCTTTTATCATACTGAGTCTGTGCAGCAATACCTAGCTTACCTTTCCAACTTTGACCATTAAGAATATAAGCAAGATAAAGTTCATTAACATCTGAAAAAAGAGTATTGGCAGACATAATATTTCTAGTCTTTCAGACTATTTAGATAGTCCTTCTCATTATCATAGGCTTTTTTCTCTCCAGACCACAGTTGATACCCTTCAACCACATCAGGTATCAACCATTGATCCACCCTATAGCAATACTTCCAGTTGACGGGTTGAATACAACCTACCACAACAACCTGAAAGAATGCTACAAGGTGATTAATTAGGGTTACCATGTGGCCAAGGGTTACTAAAATCCATCGGTGGTTGTGGTTTAAACTCTGTTGGGAGTTTGACACCATTGGGATTATCAATTTGTTCTTGAGTGGGAACGATAATCCTGATAGGAGTTCCTTCCCGCTCAAACTCCTGATTCATTTTGATGTATGTTTCAGGAGTAATTTTCTCACTCATCGATCATTAGCTGCTCGGTTCTCAGAGAAATAAGCATCGAAGGTTCCTGCAGGATATCGCTTGCTCAGTTTCTTGATGTTGATGTCCAGCACCTCATTCATGTCAATGTTCAGTGCCATACATGCCTGAGCAACATACCACATGACATCACCCAGTTCGATAATCATATGCTCACGATTATCTTCATTGTATTCCTTACCTTGGAACACAATCTTCTTCACGATTTCCAGGAATTCACCACCTTCAGCGTTGAGTCCAACACCAGCAGTCAGCAAACGATGAATCTCACAGTTGTTTGCTTCCAGTTCATCAAGGCGTGCTAGGAAAGTTTCACTAGACTTAGAGGGTTGACTCGTGACTTGATCTACGAATTCACAGTAGTTGTCAAAGTTTTGCATTTTATTCCTTAATGTAATTGTTTTCGATTAACCAAGCTTTGGTCATTGGTGTGGGTGGATACTCCTCCCACATATTACCACGAACACAGGCATCTAGTGCATCCTGTGTCATATTTGCTGTATGTCCAGCCCAGTATGCTTCTGCTTCCCAAGGGACAGCATGGTTTGCATATGTCCTTTCTACCAGATTTCTCCACATTTTTGGCACATCTTCTTCTGGATGAATGATTGCCATCAAAGTATTCTTATTTGTGCCTGCCATACAATCTTGTGCAGCGTGCCAACCTTCATGACGCATCACAGACATCAGAGTGTGTGGCTTATGCATGTAAGTTTCATTCAAATAAAAATGATTGCTTACTGTGTGATAAACACCACGATGCATTCGAGGGAAATACTTCTTATGTGCGATGTGAACCTTGGTTCCCATCTTATTCAAGGTGGTTACTAGGCGATTAAATTCTTTTTCAACCGCAGCACTATAGGGATAATCACCACCATAATACTCGATAACATCATCCATTGTCTTGACTTCTACTACTCCGTCATTGCATTCACGAAGAAGCATACAACCCATGGCATCCATGGTGTACCAACCCTTGACTTTACTTTCATCTGCTCTCACTGGAGCAATGGCAGATCCAAAGATCAGGCCTGCCAAGATAACATTAAACAGTTTCATTAAATTATTGCGAGGTATTTAAGAGAACATTACCAGATATTGAAATCCTATCCTCTTCGCAGTTAAAGAATGGATAAACTGCGTGTGACATTGTTGATGGAAAGAACAACATTGTTCCTTCGTATGTAGAATCTAACCTATAACCCCATTCTTCTGTTCCACCTTGAGTATTCAAATAATAAAAAACAAAAGATGAAATCTTTGGATCGTTAGAATTTGCAGCCATTGGCAGTTTGTTTTGCTCTTCCCAATCAGTGGGAATCTTCATCCAGATGACAAAACTATAGACTCCTGTGTGACCATGTGATGGGTTAAACTCACCTTGTTTTTGATAGTTAACCCACATTGATGGAAGCATGTAACCATGCCTTCCCGAAGAAGGCACTCTTTTACCCAATCCACCGAACTCATCTTCATACAAATAGATTAGTTCGCTAAGAGTATTATCCCAAAACCAACCATCTTTGTCAAGTACAAGCTTAGATTCGTGAATATTTCCGACTAGTTTGTGCTTGACTGATAATTCTGCATCATTTACACAAGTCCAAAGGTGCTTCATCTCTTCAGCACTCAACTTTTTTTCAAGCCATCCAAAGTTTGGAGGTCTGATTGCTTTGATATTCATGAGAAATTAAGACTCGCAAACTTAGATTTCGTATCGGTCAGTGTAGATGTAATTTCATCACCCGAATCTATAAGTTCACCACCCTCAGACTGATCACAATCATACAGACGCATCTTCGCTCTGTCAACTCCCACTGTAAATCTCTTATAAACGTTCAAATCATTGTACCTATTCTTCAATTGCTTCACCATGATTTGTCCAAGGGATTCCAACTCTTCAGTAGAAATAAGGGCGAACATAAGATCAGCAGTAGCAGGGAGACCAAAGGACTCAGAAGTGTCAGTGATGTCAACATCGCTGCTAGAATAACCAGAACGAGTGGTCTGCGTGGCAGAAACGATAGGGACGTTTGCTTCGACAGCCAACCCTCTAAG